AGCGAGCCACCAGGCTACCCGTATGCCCACAACCCGGTGGTGCAGACGTCTGCACAAGACTTCCAGGAGGGTGGGCCGCAGGCCTTTGAGGAGGCGCTGTACTGGTCCAGCACGCAGTACTCGTCCCTCAACGCGTGGTTTCAGTACTTCAGCCACGGCTACCAGAGCGACGACGACAAGAGTTCTGAGCTGCGCGCCCGAGTTGTCCGCACGATTCAACTGATCGATTGATCCTTCAATCCTTTAATCACGGAGCAAGCACATGCAACAAGTGACTCTTGAGCAAATCAAGGCCGCGCAACAGCAGGTCAATGACCTGATCGCCGCCTACGAATCCAAGCCAACACTGCCTAACATCTTCCCAGTCGAGCTGACAGCCCCCGAGCTGCTGCCCGGCGAGACGTGGATTGCGACACTCGTTGCCGATGACGGCAAGACCAAGTACCACCTGACCGTACTCGACGGCGACAACGACGAGGCCGACTGGGACACCCAGATGCGCTGGGCAAAAGAGCAGGGCGGCGATTTGCCAGACCGAGTGGAGCAAGCCATCTTGTTCAAGTACGCCAAGCACCTGTTCAAGGGTGAAGCCTACTGGTCCAACACGCAGTACTCGTCCCTCAACGCGTGGTATCAGGACTTCTACTACGGCTACCAGAACCGCGTCAACAAGAGTTCTGAGCTGCGCGCCCGAGTTGTCCGCAGATTGCCCGCTTAATCCTTTGATCCTTTGATCATGGCCATCCACTCCGATCTACCAATACACCGCACAGGCGTGCAGTTGCTTTCGTTGGCCATCAAGGCGCAAGAGCAAATGCCGCGCGGCGTCAAGCGTCACATGGGCGACAAGATCAGTCATCACTGCGTTGAAATGCTCGACCTCATGGCCCTGGCCAACGCCACCAAGGGCAACGAGCGAGTGAGCAACATCAATGCACTGCTCAAGCACCAAAGAACACTCACGGTGCTTTTCAGGGCTTCGCATGACAGCAGGCACATCTCGCCGAAGGTGTGGTCTGCATCGATCCAGTTGCTCGACAGCATTGGCAAGCAAGGCGGTGGATGGCTCAAAAAATCAGCCGACAGGAGGCCTGTAGCATGACAGTCAAGGCTCTCATGCCCGTGCCCATATTGAATCTGGTCGCGCCGCTGCCTCACAAGGGCACCGCCATGCACACCGCAGATACCGCAGGGCAAGCACCTGGCTGGTCTGGTGCAGTCGCCACAGTGATCGGCGGAAGCCCTCGCCATGGTGACGTAGATAGCGCGAACAATCGCAGTACTCGTCCAACAACGCGTGGTATCAGAACTTCAACAACGGCAACCAGAACAACAACAACAAGAGTTCTGAGCTGCGCGCCCGAGTTGTCCGCAGATCCTGACCTGTTCGATAAGCTGGTGGCAGCCTACATAGACTGCCTCAGATCAAAGCGCAGCAGCAAAAGCGCATCCGTGTTTGAGGCCAAGGCCGAGCGCAACCTGTGCGACCTACACGATGAATTGATCAGCGGAGAGTATCAACCAGGCAGATCCATCTGCTTCGTGATCACCCGACCCAAACCACGTGAGGTGTGGGCCGCAGACATACGCGACCGCATCGTCCATCGCCTGCTCTACAACCAGGTGATGGAGCGATTTCACAACGCATTCACGGCTGATAGCTGTGCGTGCATCCCCGGCAGGGGCACGCTGTACGCAGCCAAGCGCCTAGAGCACCAGGTGCGAAGCGTGACACACAACTGGAGCAAGCCAGCGCACTACCTGAAGTGCGACCTGGCCAACTTCTTCGTTTCAATCAACAAGCATGTGGTGTTCGAATTGCTGGCCAGGCGCATCACCGAGCCCTGGTGGCTCAGGCTGGCCCACACGGTGCTGATGCACGACCCACGGGGCGACGTGGAGGTGAGGGGCAACGCGCAACTGTTGCGCCTGGTGCCGCCACACAAGAGCCTCTTCAATGCGCCCGATGACCACGGGCTGCCCATTGGCAACCTGTCGTCGCAGTTCTTTGCCAACGTGCTGCTGGACGTGCTCGACAAGCGTGTCAAGCACACACTGAAGGCGCCGCACTACGTTCGGTATGTCGATGACTTCGTGCTGGTGCATGAAAGCAGCCAGTGGCTGAACCATGTGCTGCGCGACGTGACTGACTTCTTGCCAGAGCGCTTGAGCTTGGGGCTCAACCCCAGCAAAACCATCTTGCAGCCCGTCGACCGCGGCATCGACTTCGTCGGGCAAGTTATCAAGCCCTGGTGCAGAACAACCCGGCCAAGAACACTGCGCAATGCGTACAGACGTCTGCATGAGACACCTGCCGACGATCTGTTCGAGGTCGGTAACAGTTACCTGGGCCTTGTGCGCCAGGCATCAAAGGGCCATGCCGAGCAAGCCCGCATTGCCAACGTGCTGCGCCTGCGCGGGCATTGTGTCAAGGCTGACTTGAGCAAGTGTTACCGAATCAGGAGTGACCATGTCAGCCATCTTTGAAATGCCTCTGGCCAGCGAAACCCAGGACGACGATGATCTGGCGCAGCCTTTGACGAGAGTGAGGGTGAGACGCTACCCAAGCAAGAAAGCCATGCCATGCACATTCGACAAACGCGTGACCATTGGCCCGAGACTGGGGCCAAGGCACATGACATGCCACGAAGAGGGGCCTCGGGAAAAAGTCCAAGGTCGGTGGTTGTCAGCAATTTGGGCGAGCCGCATCAGGTGGGTGAGCAAGGCCATACGAAACACGCAAGCACAGCGCCGCGCATGGAGGCGTCAGGTGCTAAAGATTCGCTTGCAACAACGCTTTGCTACCGGCCATAAAGACCTACCGTTTTGATGGTCGAAAAACACGACAAATGAACAAGCGCGGTCTCTCTTATCAAGAAGCCATGGGCTACGTGGGCGTCAAGCGCCGCACGTTCGATGAGAAGTGGCGCCCGCACCTGGTGGGCATTCCTCAAGGCACGTCGCTGATCTTCGACCGTGACGACCTGGACCGTCTGTTTGACCAATTCAAGCGCGAGGCAGCCGAAGCGGCCAGCGCACCAGCAGCCAACGACTCGACAGCCGCCACCCAGGGGGGCACAATGCCCGCCAGGAATGGACGGCCCATCGTCGAGAAAGGAGCGAAACAATGGGCCACAAAACAAGCGGGGTCTACCCCGACAAGAATGGGCAATGGCAAGTCGACAAGTGGCAGTTCGGCACTCGATTTCGCCAGCGCGGCTTCGTCAGTTTTGAAGAGGCGCAGCGCTGGCTGATCGAGCAGCTCGCGGCTCATCGAGCTACGGTGCTGCACGGTGTGCAAGAGAGCCGCACGTTCGACCAGGCTGCAGCCCACTACGTGCAACTGCATGCCGACAAGGCATCCATCAAGACCGAGATCTACATGCTGCAGTCAGTGATGCCTTTCATCCATCACCTGGAGCTGGCGCAAGTACACGATGGCACTTTGGCGCCATTCGTCAACGCCCGGCTGCAGGATGGGAGGGCACACAAGACGATCAACCTGGCCTTGGCCGTGGTTCGTCGCATCCTCAACCTCGCGGCCACGAGCTGGCGGGACGAGAATGGGCGCACTTGGCTGGACCAGGCACCGAAGATCACACTGCTCCCCCTCGTTGGCCACCAGCGCGAGCCCAGGCCCATCACCTGGTCACAGCAACACACGCTTCTACCCAAGCTGCCAGACCACCTGGCGCGCATGGCCCTGTTCGTCTTGAACACGGGCGTGCGTGACGACGTGGTGTGCAACCTGAAGTGGGAGTGGGAGATCAAGGTGCCCGAGCTGGGCATCTCGGTCTTCGAGGTGCCCAGGCAGCACGTGAAGGGCCGCAAGCGGTCGAAGGTGGTGATCTGCAACAGCGTGGCGCAATCGGTCGTGGAGTCGGTGCGTGGCCAGCACCCTGAGTTTGTGTTTGTTTATCGCCGGGAACGTGTCAAAAACACCGACCAGGCGCCCAAGATGGCCTACCGGCCTATCGAGGCCATGAACAACACCGCCTGGTGCAATGCCCGCCAGGCTGCAGGCCTGGGTGACCTGCACGTGCATGACTTGCGCCACACGGTGGGGATGAGGCTGCGTGAAGCTGGCGTGTCTGAGGCAACCATCTCGGACATCCTGTGGCACAGCACCAAGTCGATGACCCAGCACTACAGCGTGGCCCAGGTCGTGGAGCTGCACAGTGCGTTGGAGAAGATCAAGAAGGACTCGGGCCAGTGGAATCGGTCGCTGGCCACGTTGAAGTTGGAGCAACAGGTGGCGCTACTGGAGGCCAGTCCCCCAAAAGTCCCCCAGCAAAGAAAAACGGCCTAGCGAGTGGAGTCGCTAGACCGTTGATTTCACTTTGTTTTTCTGGTGCGGCTGGCAGGATTCGAACCCACGACCCCTTGGTTCGTAGTTCTGTGGTCGCTTTTAAGTTATTGATTTGATTAGCGTTGAAGCCGTCCATTCCAACTGCTTACGCTCTGTCGTGTACAGGTCATTGGGGGCCAGTCCCCCAAAAATCCCCCACAAGAAACGCAAAAAGCCCTCCACCCCGCAATGGGATGGAGGGCTTCTTTTCATCATCAAAACAATCCAGCAGGCTCAGCCTCCTGGTCCCACGACCAGATCACCAGCTCGCGCCGGTCGGCTCCCTTGGCGCCACCACCCACGGTGTAGGTGATGTCGAGGCTTTCCATGTGAAAGCCCTGGAAGCACTCCCGGATGGCCGGGTGGTCGTTGATCGACAGCATGGCCTACCCTGCAGCTTGCGCATGGCCGTGGCCATGGCTTCGTATTCGCTGAAGGGAAACTCCACGCCGTAGCCCTCGGTCTCCCAGTAGGGCGGGTCCAGATAGAAGAACGTGTGCGGGCGGTCGTAGACCTCCATGCACTTGAGCCAGTGGCGCCGCTCAATGTAGGTGCCCGACAAGCGCAGGTGTGCCGCGCTGAGCTGCTCTTCAATGCGCAGCAGGTTCACCGCCGGCGCCGTGGTGGCGGTGCCCCACGTCTGGCCCTGGACTTTGCCACCGAAGCACTGGTGCTGCAGGTAGAAGAACCTGGCCGCACGCTGGATGTCGGTCATGGTGTCAGGCGGGGTGTCTTGCAGCCACTTGAACACCTCTCGGCTGGACAGCGCCCACTTGAACTGGCGCACAAACTCTTCAAGGTGGCGTTGCACCACCCGATACAGGTTCACCAGCTCGCCGTTGATGTCGTTGATGACTTCAACTTCTGCAGGTGGACGTAGGAAATACAAGGCCGCGCCGCCTGCAAAAAGCTCGACATAGCACTTGTGTGGAGGGAATCGCTCGATGAGCTGGTCGGCCAGGCGTCTTTTGCCGCCGACCCAGGGAATGATGGGGTTTGCCATTGTGATCTCCAGGCAGTTGTTACACTTGCCCCGCCTCCGGAGGTAGCAGGGCCTTGGCTGGTTCACAGGCGCGTTCTGTGTTCTGGTGGCCACGGTTGGTGTTAGCGCATCACCCGTGGTCGCCCTGTTTTTTTATTTCTGACCGACCCCCCTCACTGCTTGTGCGAGTGCGTCGGTTTTGTCTTTTGAGCCGCGTGAGCTGCCGAAGAAGTAGCTCACCACTTGCTGGGCATTGGCTGCCACGTAGCCAACGACTGTGCCGATCAGGCCGGTGGCGGTGGCCACGACCGCCACATCCTTAACCTTGATGCCGCCAGTCATCAGCTCGAAGCTGCCCCACAGCACAGCAGCCATCACCACACCGAACGTCAAGATGATGGCCAGCCCAAGCCGGAACACACCCAGGTCGCCGTGATGGGCATCACGTGCATCCACCACGTCAGCCAGGTAGGCCTTTTCGGTGTCTGCGTTGAGACGGTTGACATCGATCTCCAGCTCACGCATGCGCACAGCAAAGGCCTGGTCGGCTTGCTTGAGCGCCACGATGGCTTCCGGCGGCAGTCCCTGCATGACGGCTGCAGCCACGTCGTCTTCTTTGGCGTCCTGGTTGCCCAGGATCTGGTCGCCCAACACCTTGATGGCAGCGCCGGCGAGCGGGCCACCGAGTGCCGTGCCCAAGGTGGGGGCCACGGCTTTGACGAGTTTTTTCCAGTCGAGGGACATGATCACTCCTTGAAGTAGTCGGGAAGGTCTACGGTTTGGCCAGCCAGGTGGTGCGTGCAGTCATTCAAGAACTGGATGCGACCATCGACCACGAAGGTGTGGCACACAGCGGGAGGCGCCCCATCCTGGCCAGCGTCAGTGCCGTCGTATGTGACGAGCACCGAAGGCGTGAAGGTTGGGCTATCGAAGCTGCCATTCCAGGTCCAGTTA